GCATTTTTATTAAAAAAACTATCCATATTTATATAATAATTACTTATGTTTAAATATAAATATATAATGGTAAAATTATATATTTATTATGACATCATGTTTAATATGCGGATGTGTTAAAAATTGTGAAAAATATTTAAATGATGTATTTGAAAACATTAAAAACATACAAAAATTATTTGAAAAATCAAAAATAATAATGAGTTTTGATATATCAAACGATTTTACATTAAAAAAATTAATAGAACTAAAAAAAAAATTTGACATAGATATAATTATTAATAGAGATCCAATAACAGCAAGTAGAACAGTTAATATTGAGCGTGCTAGAAATAAAATTATAAATAAAATCTATGGTGAATATCATGACTATGATTATTTTATAATGATTGATATGGATGACGTATCAAGTAAATCAATTAATATTGAAGTATTAGAAGAAGTATTAGATGAAAATAAAAAACACATATGGGATGGATTATTTTTTAATAATGCTAACTATTATGATCTCTGGGCTTTAAACTTTAAGGATTTTCAGTATTCCTGTTGGCATTCAAGTGATGTAAAAAAACTAATAAATTTGATGAATACTGAATTTAAAAATGAAATAAATAGAAATGAATTTATGGAATGTCAGTCGGCATTTGGTGGGTTTGGAATTTATAAAATAAATAAATTTAAAAATTGTTATTATAGAAGTTTAATTGATTTATCTTTATTTAATGAAGATAATATGAAAAATATATATACTAAATATCAGATTCAATATATATATAATTCAAATATATATGATTGTGAACATAGATATTTTCATTTAAATGCTATAAAACAAAATAATGTTAAACTATTTATTTATAATAAAAATTTATTTCCACCATATATAGGTATTCATACAAATATACTGAATTAATATTTATTTTTTACATTTTTGTCACAATAATTTTTTTAAGAGATCAAATATATTTAATTGTAGTTAAATGTAAAAAAATGTATAAGTAATTATTATATAAATATAATAATATGAGAGCGTTAATATACATAATACTATTAATTTTAATATATGGTTATATAGCAGGATTTTTTTTAAAAAATCATCAAAATTATCAATATTTAGAATCAGAAGTTGCTGCTTTTAATTTTAGATATATATCTATGATAGTATTAAATTTATTAGTTGGATATTTATATTATACAAATTTATTAGAAAATGATGATAATAAAATTTCTAAATATTATGGTATAATATTTATTGGTTTAATGTTTGTATTTATATCTAGGTATTATGGTGAAGTATTTTTTGTAAATGAATTATCAAAATCAATTTTACCATTATTAATAGTGATATGTATAATAATATATACATCAAATGATATATTAGAAGATCAGAGTGTTGGGTTAAAGTTAATAGTGACTGTATTACTAATTTATTGTTTGACTGTACTATTAACAAGAAATCCACCACCATTTGAATTAGAGTCTATAAAAAGTATGGAAAAATCATCAGGATTAATCACATTAATTCCAGCTGATGAAATAGTGCAGATAGATACAAATAACAAAAATAGTATACCATATAAGTTAGATTATAGTAATTTAGATTCATTTGCTTTATCATTTAGTATATATATAGAATCTAGTGGATTAAAATCAGTAAGTGATATCTCATATGATATAATAAAATTACAAACAACAGATATATCAGCAAATAGAGGTAAAAATATAGATTTTAGTATTAATTATGATTATATTGAAAAGGATTTAGTATTAAAATTTATAGATAGTTCTTTTAATAGTTATATAACAAATAATAATGACGTTAGTAATAGCTATATAATCCCTATTAAATTTAATTCAAATAATTTATATAAATGGCACCATTTATTATTAAACTTTACTAACGTCGGGGTAGATATTTATTCAAATAATATAAATTTTTCAGTAAATAAAGCAGTAATAGATCCATTATCAAATATAGTAAATAATTTTAGTAATTACGATAATAAATTAATAAAGGAAATTAAATTTATTAATCCACCAAATTATTTAGATTATAAATTTAATAATATTTTTATTGGAAATGATAATAATTTAGGAAATGATTATATATCAATAAGTAAAATGATTTTTTATTCAAGACAATTAAAATCCGATGAATTAGATAAAATTAATAACCTATAATATATATATATATAATGATTCAACTATTAGTTATAATATTATTAGTATGTTTTCTAATATATGCCTTATACATTGGTGTAAATAAAAGTTATAATATTTATCCATATGATTTAAATTCATCAGGATTAATAAAAACAATTAATGAATTGAAAGGAGATTATAATACAACAGAATTTAATAATAATTATAAAAATTTTACACATTTATTTTGGTTAAAAATAAGATATCCAGAATCAGGTAGAATATTAAAGCATGTTCCAAATACTGAATCAAATAATTCAAAATCTTTAATAATTGATTTTCACAAAGCAAATGCTGTTTTAGATATTTCTTTATATGATGATAATACATCTGCTCCACATTTACATATTGAACGTAGTAATTTTCCTATGAATACATGGATATTTGTTGCTTTAGTAATGAATGGTGATACACTAGATTTATATACGCAAGGTAAATTAATAGATACTAGACAAACAGCATCAATTTTAATAAATTCATCTATGACATGGGGAAATGTATTATTTGGACGTGATTCATTAGAAAATACTACAGATGTTAATTTTTCAAAAGATAATGCAAATTTATCAGCATATAGATTTTTCCCATATCAAATGTCACAAGGTGATATTAATAGAATATTTAAGGATGAATATCCAATTTATTATAATCGTGAAAATGTTTATGAACTAAATTTAGAATTATCTAAAAATGGGTCATCTACAAAAATTACAATATAATTGTATATATATATAATATAAATGGAAAATTTAAAAGATAGTATAAATGGTGTAATAAATACAGATTCAATAAGTGGTAAAATTTTATTTGTTTTAGCAGTATTATTACTTATTTATATCATAATAAGAATAATATTTATAATAATGAGTTACATATACACCTCTGGTTCTTCTGAAGTAACATTATTAAATGGAAAAATAGCAGGTGATCAAATTAAAGAATTTTCCCAGAATCCAAATGATACCGCTGATTGTACTGGATCAAAATGTGCGAAACCATTATTATTATCAAAAAATGCATTAACAGGTATTGAATATACTTGGTCATTTTGGCTTAACATAAATCCAGAAAAATCATGGTTTATAGATAATATAGATACATATAATATTACCAATTGTGTTGAAGGTGTGGGTAAAATTCCTGATCAAATATATACATGTACTGATGAAAATACTAGGAAAGCAATACATATATTCCATAAAGGATCAAGTGCACTTGAAGAATCTATTGATGATACAACACTTATAAGTGGTGTAAAATTACATAATAATGCGCCTGGAGCGTATTTAGCTATACTTGATCATAAAGATTCAAATACTTATAATATTGATCCAAGTGGTATAGATGTTAATCGTAGTATAGCATTATTAGTATATATGGATACAATAGAGGGTCCTTCTGCTAGAAGATCACCTATTGTAGTGCCTAATATACCTAGTCAAAAATGGTTTAATGTAACATTAGTAGCAAAACAATCAACATTATATATATATATAAATGGTGTATTAAAAAAATTACATACATATAGTAACGTATTTAAATTAAACTATGACTCTGTACATATAGGTAGTTCTATAAATTATGGCGAATTATCAAGTTTAAAATACTGGAATAGAGCTATAAGTACTTTTGAAATAAATTCAATAATATCAAAAGGCCCCAATTTAACTACTATTGATAGTAAAAATTATGCTGATGAATATCCAAGATATTTAAGTATGAATTGGTATAATAATTAATGGTATGTTTTATTTGGTTTATATATTAGAAAATCTATATTATCTATATTTTTTATAATAGGAAATGCTTCATTGCCATAAATATCTTGTAATAATAACCATTCAAACAATCCACCTAAATAAATATGTATATTATTAAATCCTAATTTTTTAAGCTGGATATATTTATTAATTACTGTAATATCATTACAGTTTTCACCATAAATATATATAATTTTTGCTTTATTATCGGTTTTTATTAAGTTATTAATAATAGTCTCTTCACTTTCTATTTCTATAGTATTTAAAATATTATGTTTCTGTTTCTCTTTAGTGATAGTATTTAATAAAATTATATTTGAGTTATTAGTTTTAATATATTCTTGTATATTTTCAAAGTTTACTTTATTAAAATTATTTATACTATTAGCATTACCCATAATAGTATAAATACTTTTTTTTTACATTATATTTATAATATATTTAAATGTTCTTTTGAAGTTTTTTTGCCATGACATTCGCGACATAAAGCTTCTAAATTACTAATATCATTTGTACCACCATATTCCAATCTTACTATATGATCTACTTCAAACCAAGGTTTTAATTGTTCTTTACAATGAGCACAGTTCCATCCTTGACTTCCTGCCACATATTTTTTTTTAGCTTCACTTACACTTCTCTTAACATTTTTTTTATTTGAGGTATCTTTTTTAACTTCAGTTTTTTTTGAATCGTACAATGTATTATCATAATTAATTTTATTTTTATTTTCATTTTGTGCTAAATATATAGCTGCTTGATCTAATGCTGGTGTAAGTAAATCAGATGAATTTTTATCAATAGGCATAAATTT